GTATCGGCTGGCTGGTGAACTGGCGCTGGCGATCACAGAGGATGCGAAGAAGGCTCAGAGCATGATGCAGATGTACTTCACGACGCTGAACTCAGCGGCGGCCCAGCAGGAGTGTGACTACCTTCAGGATGAGGCCGGTTCGCAGTCATGGGTGCAAGCGGGGCGCCGTTTCGGGAGGCGCTACTGATGCCGAACGTCCTCATAAATTCTTTCAACACGGGCGAGATCAGCGGTTTATGTGAAAGCCGCTCGGACTTGGCTAAATTTTCCTCCGCTTGTCGTACTTTGGAGAACGCGGTTCCTCTGGTTGAGGGCGGCGCGAAGAAGATGCCGGGGACGTACTTCGCCGGAGCTACAAAGAATGGCACTACCAACAAGGCTCGCTTGGTTCCGTTCCAGTTCTCGACAGACCAAGGAGCTATTTTAGAATTGTCTGCCGGAATGGTTCGCATCTGGGAAGGTGCGACTGAAGGTAGTTGGTCACTTGGATTGGCTTTGCAGGTTCCATTTAGCGGAAGCGGGGGGGGAGGAGGAGGAGGAAGCTGGTCTATTCCAGGCACTAGCGCGTCCACTTCTATTACTGGAGGAAACTCGACAAACTCTGCAACAACTTCAGGGTTTTCTTCCGTCCCTGTGACTGGGAGCATTCAGGTATCCGTATCGGTGAATGCGAATGGATCAGTATCTGGGGGATCGAATGGCGGAGGTGGAGGGTCAGTAACCTATTTATATTCAATCGATAGCGGAGCAACGTGGATTAGTTTTGGAGGTTGGGGTTTTAGCGAGACAGGCTCCTATAGCCTAACCTACAACTTTGGATTATCTGGCTTGTCCAACCTCAATACCCTACAGTTTAAGGTAACTGTCAGTGCCGGTTCAGGGGGCATGACGCCTCCCACCGCAAGTGTTACCGGAATCTATGGGACGTGCACGGCTTCAATTTTGAACTCACCATCTCTAGGGTCGAACTATAACCCCCAGACGGCGTACGTGTATGGCAACACGGTAAATGTTGGACCATTTGCCAGCATAGTCAAGCCGTCGCACGGCACTCTATATATCTGTTCCCCATACGGAACGTATAACACATACACAGTTCCAATCATTGTGACAGTCAACAGTTCTGATGTGTTGAGCGTGACGGCAACAGGAACGTCGCCAAATCAGGGGATTAGTATCGCATTGGCGAAAACGACTGCTGCAAATAACGCAGCCGCTTTGATTCAGTCGGCAATCCAATCTCTTGTTTCACTAAACAATGGAAGCAGCAATTATGTGAGCACTTCCCTATGGACCGTTACGCCCGACTCGGTTTACTATGCTGCTCCGTGGATCACCGCTCCATCTTCCAATCAAGCCACATGGAGTAACGTGAATCTTGTTGCCTCATGTATCACTCCCAATCAATACGATCAGTTCCCATTCAATCCTGCGGACATCCCCAATGCGTCGTATTGGACTGAGGTAAATGTTCCGGTAATTCCCGTGCAGTTGGCAACTCCATACCTTGAATCTGATTTGTTTGCTCTCGATTGCAGCACTCAAAGCGCGGATGTTCTGTGGATATTCCACCCCAACTATCCGCCAGGAATGATTCAGCGATTAAGTGGAAATTCATGGGTTTACAGCCTAACGCTCCCCGGCCAGCAATCGGGAGAACCGGCGTATCGAGGCACGCTGGACGTGGTGAAGACTGGGTACTCTGCTCTCGGCCAGAACATCACTTTGATTTCTCAGGCAAACCCTTGCGTAGTCGTGCTTGCCAGTAGCAGCGCGTCTCAACCATTCCTGGACGGAAGCAGAATTTACATCAACGAATGTTCTGGGCTGGTCAGTCTGAATGAGGGAGAATTCCTTGTTTCAGGAATGGCTTACGGTTCAGTCGGAATATCGGTAACTGATTCTGCGGGGGTAATAACTACCGTAACCGGCATTGGTTGGTACTTCACGCCTCAAGACCCCAACACCGGGGCGAGCATTGATTCTTCAAGCTATCAGCAGTACACAGGCGGCGGGTTCGCTGTGCAGGTGGTGGCGATGTTCGCGGCGACTGGAGATTACCCCGCTTGCGGTGCTTTGTATCAGGAACGGCTAATGGTTGGCGGAAGCAACAACAACCCGACGCAACTGAACGGTTCTGTTGAGGACGACTATCCTGATTTCATCTGTGATCCGAACGCGAACGATTACGCCGTCCAGTACACCCTCGTGTCGAATCAGGTGAATCAGCTACTCAATATGGTTGGAACGCCAAACGCTCTCGTTATCGGCACATCGGGCGGCATATGGATTGTGGCCGGGTCCAACAGTTCCGCTCTGAGTCAAACCGATGTGACCGCCTCTCAGCAAAGCTCTGGAGGAGTAAGTTCGTTGCAGCCGCAAGTGGTGAATGGCTCGGCCATCTTCGTTAGCCGGTCGGCGCGCATTGTCACGTTTCTGGCCTACAACTTCGTAACTAACCAGTGGGACAATACCGACCTTACGCGGCTTAACCGGAACATCACCATCGGCCCCTCGGCGGCAATGTCGGGAATCGCGCAAACTGCTTTTCAGATGGAACCATACCCGATTTACTGGGCTGTGCGGAACGATGGTCAGTTGATCGGTCTGGTTTTCAACACGCAAGACCAGGTGTATGCATGGTTCCGCGTTAACATGGGAGCCGGATTGATTGAGTCCGTAGCCGTTATCTCCGGGCAGAATCAAGAAGATCAGATCGTGGTGGTGGTCAACCGCACCATCAACGGCGTAACGCAGCGGTACGTGGAATACTTCATGCCGCAGGAATTATTCGGCCAGTTATCGAACGCCTTCTTTGTGAATTGCGGCCTCCAGTGGCAGGGAGTAGGACCGTTCAATATCACTGGGATAACCAATGCGGTTCCCGCCGTCGTGACAGCGCCGGGTCACACGCTCGTGAATGGGCAGACGGTAGCCATTGCGAGCGTGCTGGGAATGACTCAGGTGAACACGAATCCCTTGCAGGCATGGACCGTGGCCAACGTGAGCGGCGATACCTTCCAGCTTCAAGGCAGCGACTCAACCGCATGGGGAGCCTACACCGGCGGGGGAACAGTTGAGCAGGTGACGAACCAGGTTACCGGAATGAGCTATCTGATGGGAGAGAAAGTCACGGCGGTGGGGGATGAGGCGGTAATCTTCACCGGAATTGTGACGGCGGACGCAGTTGTTTTCGGCTCCTACGCCAACCAGATCGCCATCGGGCTTCCCTACTCATCCACGATTGAACCTATGAATCCAGTACTCGGCGATCAGAAGAATACCTCGAAGAGCAAGAGGCAGAAATTCACTCGCGTCAACCTTTCAATGTTTGAATCGGTTGGTGGCATGGTGGGCACGGATGCAAGCCACCTCTACAACATCGACTACACGCAGGGAACTCCGAACCCGATCCCTCCCGGAAGTCCGGCAACGCTGTTTACCGGAAACGTAATAAACGATTTAGACGCCGAATGGACCGATGAAGGTACAATTCATATTGTGCATAGCGATCCGTTTCCGTACACCTTGCGCAGTGTCACCCCACGACTTTCCGTGGCCGAGGAGGGCTGATGGACCCGCAATCTCTGATGATGCTCTTCGCTGGAGAAAAAGGACTCGGTGGGTTATTGTCTGGGTTCGGGCAGTATGAGTCTGGCCAGGAACAGCAAGGAGCCTACGACTACAACGCCGATATGACACTCCAGGGGATGCAGCAGAAAATGCAGACCTCTGAGGCGAAGTATTCCAACCTCATTGGGAAGCAGGCGACGGCCTATGCGCGGGCTGGAGTGGACATTGCTTCCGGCTCACCCTTGCTGATGATGGCGCACACCGCCGCGCAGAGTGGAGTAGAGCAGGAAAGCGAGTCTCAGGCCGGCACGGAAGAGGCGGCGCTGCAAAAGTATTATGGCAAGGTGGCGGCGTGGTCAGGCACGATAGGCGGAATCAGCACCGCTATTTCTGGATTGTCACAGGCTGGGATGATGGCCTCGATGAGCATGAATTCGTCTTCTTACGGAACAGTCCCAACAGTGCCGAACTCTATGGCTCCTACGGGATCGGGAGGCTGGTAACGTGCCTGAAATTCCAACCATCACGGCTCCCACACTGACTCCTCCACCGGAGATGAACCCCCGTATTGCCGGTGAACCAGGCAGGGCAATGGCGAACGCTGCGGAGCAAATGGGCAGCGTGGCGGAGATGGGTTTCCATGTTGCCGAGAAATTGCAGGAGGCGCAAGAGACAGTAGATGTAAAGATGGGGGAAGTGGGAATAGACAAGCTCGAAGCTGATGCACACGCCGCGATAGGAAAGGCCACTACCCCAGAGCAGATGCAAGACATTCAGCGGGGCTTTGAAGAGCAAGCGCAAGAGGCTGTAAATTCGCAGAAGAATCCAAAAGTGTCCAGAGCGTTGCAGTTTTACGGCGCACATAAAAGCATAGGCATACAGGATTTGGCGACCGCGAGGCAAGCGAAAGTCACCACGGAAAATGATCTGGCCGCGAATGATATGTTGGGCACAAAGTACAGCGGGGATTACGTGCTTGCCGCTGCCGCTGGCGGCGATACGACTATGGCTGAAAACGATGAGAAGATTTTGCTTGCATCATCGGTCAAGCATGGAACCATGACCCAGGAAAAGGCCGACGCGCATTACGACAAGTGGCTCAAAGCGTCCAAGATGGACACGATTGGGGCGCTGGCGAACAGCCCTAAACCGGCTGACAGGCAAGCGGTAATCGCCCAACTCAAAAGCGGGAACGGTCCTCTGGTAGACGGCATGAACCTCGCCGAAAGAAACACGAATCTAAGGACGGCGGAGAAGATAGACAACGAACTCACAGAGATGGCCGGGGCACAGAACCTAAACAGCGTTCTCAACAATATGCACGATGCTTTCGGAAAGTTCCCGTATACGAACAACGGGAAAGGAGATTACGAGGCGCGAGAGAACGCTGTTGACGACGGAGATTTTCTCAAGAGCATAGGCGCTGTTGATTCCAATGGGAAGCCTGACCGAGTTATGGGTGAGAAGTTGCAGCAGGAGGTCACTCGCCAAAGAGCGGAGTGGGAGAAAGAACAGAGCGACAAAGACCAAAACATCATTGCAAAGCATATTCCCAACGTAATGAAGATGTCAGAGGCTCAGGTAACGGCT